GCACTATATCGCATAGTAATACACCTGAGTATACTTTAGTTACGTATACGTTTGGATCTGGTCTAACAAGATCTTCAAATTTCCAAGGTGGAGATCAAGTAACAGTTACGGATCTAGGTAGTAATATCTTTAGATATACTTTTCCTAGTACTGTTAGTTTAGCTGATGTTGTTGCAGATGATGTTTTAGGTATAGCTGCTGATACAGGTTTTTCTAGTGCTAATAGTGGTTCATTCCGTGTACAGGCATTTGCTCCAGCTAGTTATACAGTTGATGTATATAATCCAAATGGTTCAGCAACAATTGTAGGTGTTAAAGAAATTACAAGAATCGTAGCAGACAGCAGAACCAATACTAACGATGGTGAATATTTTGATATCAATGCTAATAGCGGTACTCAATATAGAGTTTATATGGATACAACTGGTGGTGACTTAACAGTGCCAGTAGCTGGTGGACGAACTTTAGTTAGAGTAGATTTATCTTTAATAGTTGATACGGCTGCCGCTGTTGCTGATGAAGTAGCTGGTGAGCTAAATGCCTTATCAGATTTTAGTTGTCCAACCACTGGCACTGGAACAATTGATTGTACAGACGCTAATGTTGGAGAAGCAGTTGATGCCGCTAATGGTAATTTAGGTAATGCATGGACAATATCCACTCAACAACAGGGTGTAGATGCAACGTATGAAACTATCAACATACCAACATCTATAAATATATTTCCATTAGAAAGTACAGCCACCTCAGATATCGTAGATTCTATAAATAATCATGGTGTTTTAAATGCCGTGGAAGTTGTGAGTGGCGATATTAAAAAAGCTACAATTGAAGAAACTGTTGCTGGTGGTGGTGTAGCTTATGGCTTTACTGCAGGAACCGATGAATATATTGGATTATATGATGGTAGAACTTGGGTCGCAACATTTAGAAATGATGTAGCACCAGCTTATAACTTTGATGTTAAGGTTCCTCTTGTTCTTCCTGCTGCTTCACCTGATGCTAGCGTTTATCGAATGGATCTAACTGAATTATATAATGAAACCGAAGCTGGGGAGTTATTTAAACTAGTTCCAGTTACAATAGATAACTTAAAACATCACTTAACGCATAAGGCGTTATCACAGCTAGATATCGTATCTGATATTAATTTTGCTGATAACATGAGAAAGATTCAGATCAAATCTGAGGAATTAGGGTCTTCAGGTGCTATAGAGATTGTTGGTGGTAGGGCAAACAATGCACAATTCTATATTCATGGTGATTCTGATCTTAGTACTGTTAGCGGAACTGACTATCTATCGATGAGAGTCGCGGCATTCCCCGATACATTGAGTACAGGCGACCATGTTGAATTAACAAATGATGGTAATGCGAATAGATATAGTCGATTAAGTAGCACAGATACAATGAATGTTGTTGAAGCTACAACCACTGAATTTGAATATAGATATAATCCTAAGACTACTAATTTTGCCGATACGACTACTATAGCAATATCTGATGTATCTGCTACATACGGAGTAGCTACAGGACTTATTTGGAGATGGACTCACTCTAATAGTGGTGTACCGGTAGAAACTTTAAGCGCGATTAATGAGGGTGACGTTCTTGTTGCCCATGGAACCTTCACAGGATGGAGTGATACCAATTTAGCAGGTATTACTGGAAGTGGTTACATCACTGGTTTACCGATTATAGCCGTAAATGATTCAAGTCACTACATTGATATCCTTAATCCATACGGTGTTGCAATGAGCGCCACAGCTATTGGATTAACAGGCAACGTCGAAATATATCCTACACCCATCATAGAGTGGAGATTATCACATACTGCCCCAATTTGGATACAACAGGTTGTCGTGGCCGGTGGAACAGCAACTGCTACTTTTAGCGGTGAACACCACTTAAATGTTGGGGATAGTTTCACCATAACTGATAATACAGCAGTTCCATCAGCGGGTGTTGTGACAGCAGTTAACTCATCATTTGTGATTGAATATGCTACTGCAGTTGGAAACGGAACATACACAGAAGGATATATGTTAGCTTCTGGTAGAACCCCTACTCAATACTATATCCAAGATCTTGGGTATGGACAATTGTTTAGATTGGTTGCAGCTGGTGGTGATTCTCCGTACTTTGCTGATAATGGAGTTGCTGTTGATGATTTATTGGTTATTAGTGGTAATACCTTTAAAAGTTACAACAATGGAGAGTTTAGAGTATTAGCTGTAGAGAATGATGCTATAATATTTAAAAGTGAATCTAGCGTAGAACAATTAGATGCCATAGTCGAATTCAACGATGAAGGAACAGCGGTCACATGGACTGCCAATACTAATACGGTTACAGGATATGCGGGCAACTTTAGAAATATACAAGTTGGTGATTGGGTTAAGAAACAAGATGACGAAGATATCTATTACTTACAAGTAACTGGTAGTAACACTGGTAACTTTAGTACAGCTACTTCTATAACTTTAGGTGGAATTTATGCAGGTAGTTCTGCTAGTTCTATCGGGGTTGCCTTTGATCAAGTGAATGATGTAGGTACTGGAGTTTACTTAAACGACTTACTAGATATTAGAGTTCTTGAAGGTGATGCGGTGAGGGTAACAGATACCCTGTACGTCTCGAGCACTATTAATCCTAGTTGGTTTAGTCAAAGCAATACTGGTACTTTTGAAATAACTGATATTGGTACAGATCCAACAGATTATAAACCATATTTACGAGTAACAAATGCAGCAGGTACTGCTGAAACAGATCGTCAAATGAGTGTTCTAAATTCTAGTTTCTATATAAATGAAGGCGATAACAATAAGTTCACAACAGTTAAACAAGTTGCTCATGTTGCCTTAGATTCATATGATTCCGATAAGCGTATCATATACTTAACTCCTGGAAATAGAGCATACAAATGGACACAGACCAATGGATCTTCAATCAACACCTTTGGGAAAGTCGGTTTTGATAATGATATAGTCACAGGTATAGATGGTTACTTATACTACACTGGACTTCTTAGAACTATTCAAAGAACTGTAGATGGCTATGAACCTGATGAAATAAGTTATCCAGGTAGAAAAGCAGTAGGTAGCTCTATTGAAATATTGCCACCACTAATTAATCGTGTTACTATAGTTCTTGATGTTACAACCAAAGATGGTGTAAACTTGAGTGAAATAACAAATGAAATTAAATCAGCTGTGATTAACCACATTAATAATTTAGGTGTTGGAGATGATGTGATCTTATCTGATATTATTGTTAGAGCTAAATCAATTGATGGTGTTGCTGCAGTAACTTTTGTAACTCCAGCCGCAAGTACTGAGCGCATATCGATAGCCGATAATGAAAAAGCGTTCATTACTCCGTTGGATGTTAGTATAGCGTAGGATAATCATGACTATTAGTACAACGCAAAAACTACATAAACAACTACCTTCTATGTTCAACACAGAGAACAACCCGATATGGAAGGCATTAGTTGAAGCAATTGGAGAAAGTGATCAAGATATTGCTGATCTAGTTGAAAATGTAAGAAAACAATTCTTTGTAAAAACGGCTAGTCGACCTTATTTAGATCGATTGGGGGCTCAAAGTCAAGTACAGCGCCCACGTTTTGTTGGTATGAGTGATCCAGATTTTCGAGAATTCATTCCAATAATGAGCTATCAACCTAAACAAGTTAAGTTGGTTTTTGATAAGTTATTAGATTTATTCTTTATGAAAGATGCCACGACATCCTTTATACAGACAACTAACTATGCTCCATTTGTTTTAGAAGACGGTTGGACCTTAGAATATATAGTTGATGCACACAATGAAGAACGGGTTGAATTTAGAGCATCAGAATTTACCAATATTACAGCGGCTACAGCTGATGAGATAGTTGCAGCAATAAATCGTCAAACGAGATACAGCTATGCAATTGCGTACGATGATTCATTAACTAAACGAACATACATACGAATCTTTACTAACACAATAGGCTCTAAAGGGTCAGTATCTCTAACTGGTGGCTTATCGAATATTGGTTTACAGTTTAATGGTTTCAATACTTTAGCGGGATTAGGTACGAATACTGAGTGGAATGTAGTTAAAGTTGGAGACACAGTTACTTTTACCTATGTTAGTGGAGATGATCCAGGATTAACGCATGTTCAAGCTGGTGATATAGTACTAATAGATATGGCTTTAAATCGAGGATCCTTTGTTATCAAGTCAGTTGATTTAGCAAGTCAGTCCTTTTCATTTGAGAATAAGTTTGCAACTGCTGGAAACTACACACAAACTAGCAATACTGATCTACGCTTTATGGAAGCATATGTTGCCAACGTATGGAGACGTGAGCGTCGTGCTATTACATGGGAAGTATCTCCAGGTGAAATTGTAGTAGAATTACCTCCTTCACCGCCAATTGTTAAGCGATTAAGAAAAGGTGCTTCACATATTAATGGTAATATTCAAGTTATGTCAAGTCGTGATAGTGATTCTTCGTTAACAATAGTAGACGCTAGTGATTTTCCAAGCAGTGGTAAGTTCTTAATAAAAAGACAAGAAAGAATAAGTACTGAATATAATGATGCATCAACATCTAATTTTGATCACTTTGGGCGTTTAATCAGTGATCAACCGGTTTATTCTTATACTGGAAAAAGTGGTAATCAACTAACAGGTATTACTCCTGATCTACCGGCTATTGCTGGATTTAATAAGGTTAACATGGTATCGGCTACGAGATCAGCAAATTATGCAACAGTGGTCACATCTACTGACCATAACTTAAGTGTTGGGGAATACGCTATAATAGATGGATCCACTGACGCTCTAGTACTTCCACTGGATGGAACTTGGAAGGTTACTGAAATTACTGATTCTACTACTTTTAAAGTGCTGTCTCCAGGTGATGATGGAGTGGCAACAGGCGGAACCGTCAGAATTGAGAGATTAGGTCTCAGTCCAGATAACACACAGATATTATTACGAACATCTAAGTTAGAACCTACGATGCCAGGACCATATATGTGGGACACGGAGGCACCATATGTACTATCATCGTACACAACTAACTTAACAACTGCAATACCTGCTGGTACTACTGCTCGAAATATACAAGTTGACGCCAACGACATACCAGATGCAGAAGGTAGACTTGTATTTAGCTTTGGTACTGAGCGAGAAGAAGGACCGGTGAGATATTTCTTTAAGCCGTCTAGTACAGCTATTAGTATCGATCCAGCTTATATTTTTCAATACAGTCACAGTGCAGGTGATGCCGTGACGATGATTAGAAGACGTGGCGGTATACAATTCTCTGGATTGGGTACTGAACGTGGTGCATATATAACTGATCCCGCTGCGGCTAGAGAAGTTTACTGGGAGGCTCAGCACTAAAATAGTGAAATATCAAGTGATTTTAAGGTATAATTATACTTAGGAATTAAAGGAAGATTTATGGCTGTTCTTGGTAGATTATTAGTAAGTTCGGCAGAGCGTTTAGATTTACCGGATCTATTATCAATAGATTCTTACGCTGCTGGTGATTGGAAGTTTTTTATAAAGAGTCTCGTAGGAGACGACAAACCTTATATTCTCCAAGGTTTTGACCTAATTGACCCTGATCAAAGTATCGGTTCTACGAGTGTATCAATTCAAGTTGCCAACTCAGTGGTGTATTATCCAGGGTCTTCAGCAGGACCCTTTTTTCATGGACTTGAAGAAGGTAACACATTAGCTCAGCCATTAATTCCAGAACTAAAAAAGAATAGCGACAATTACATATATATAACTTTCAGCACTTCCGATCAATCTCGCGATACCAGATCATTCTGGGATCCAGATAAAGAAGGTGGTGACGGTGGTGAATTTACACAAGATGTCAACACAGAGTCTGCACTAATCGTTGAAGTCAACGTATCTAACTCTTCCTTCCCTATCAACACAATACCAATTGCTAAAGTAGTGGTTGGTGCCAACTTTATTGAATCAATAGAAGACTCTCGTGACATGATGTTCCGTTTAGGATCTGGTGGTTTGAACACCAATCCTGCATATAGCTTTGAATGGCCGGAATTACCTAGCTCTAGCTACAGTCGCCAGGAACCATCTACTGAAATGACAAACAGCCTAGATCCTAATCCTTTCCAAGGTGGCGATAAGAATATCACCAGCTTAAAAGAATGGATGGATGCTGTTATGACCAAGTTAAAAGAGCTTGGTGGAACAACATTTTGGTATCAGGATACGACTACCTATAATCTTATAAATTTATTCTTAGATGCATTAGGTAGCAATATAAGATCCAAGGGGACTTGGGAGCACAGTAGTGCAACTCCAGGTGAAATATCTTGGTCAGAAGATATCATATATCAAAGCATTCACGATCCTAGAGAATTCATTATTAGAGCAGGGTCGGAAACCTTAAATAATGATGAGGTTTTATATACAATATTTGAAAGAAATCAGGATTTCAATGATTTTAGTATTGCTGTTGATTGGGTTAATGGTCAACAATACGTAAATGGACAAGTCAGTGCTTTTGAACACTTAAAACAGGGTGACTGGATCAAGAAGTACTCAGATGATGATAATTATTACGTTAGAGTTGAGGGATTTTGGTCTTCAACCAACGCTGGTGGTGTTCCAACAACAGCTTCTCTTGCACAATCTGTCTCTCTCAATGTAGCTTACGCTGGGTTAACTGGGACAACACAAGGTACTAGAAGTAAAGGTATATATAGTACTTCTGATGTTACTAAGGGAAGTAGAGACGATGCAGCAATATTTGCGGCAGGTGGAAATCTATTCTGGATGGCAATCAGAAATGATTCTATCCAAAACATAACTAGTCTTCAATCATATAATATAACTTTAGATATAACAGATGGTGATGGGGTAACAGCTAAATGTACAGCTGTAGCTCATGGATTATCTGACGGTGAGCGTATCACTATAGCTGGTTCAACTAATTATGATGGTACATACATAGTTGAAAAAGAAACAGACGATATTTTCTATATCCAAACTGCAGTAACCACTGATGAATCTAATGTAGAAGCTTATTATGCATTGATAACAACTACTACACGATCAAGTTCGGGCGGTATACAATTAGAATCAGCTAATCATAATTTTGAAACAGATCAAAAGGTAACTATCACTAATACTAGTAGCTATAATGGATCCTATGATCTATATGTGCGTGGTAATTCCACTTTTACAGTACCTATTGCGAGTGCTCCACCACTAGAAACAAGTGGTTCAGCTACTGTTGCAAGAATCAATGTTAGAACAGAGATTGGTCAGGCTAAAATCGTACAGGGTGAAGTTAAGTACATTGGTGAAGTTGATACAGATAATATTAAACAATTCATTGGTATGAATTATTTGGGTCAAATTGATCCCATCTACTTAGTTCCTACAGCTCCAACAGCATTAAACACAATGCTACATGGGCAAGGCAATTATAATGCAGAAAATGGTGAAAATTTAGTTGCTAGAGCATCTAGATTGACTGCTATGGTTGCAGATAAAGCACAAGATAAGACAATAGGGTTCTTAAATGACTATAAAATTGTTACTAAGGTAACAAATGGTGCAAATCAGGAATTAACATTTACTAACACAGATGATAGTGGTGCAACTGAGGATGCCCATCTTTATATAGGTATGCCAAGCTCAGAGAATAATGGAACGATAACATTAAATAACGGACCATTGGTGTTAGCTGCAAATGAAGTAGCATATTTTGAAATTGACAGAAACAATAGTTTCAGTATGGATATTTCAGGATTAACTATTGCGAACATAAATGAGTGCCCATTGGATGAGAATGTTTTTGTTGTAGCATACCGTTTAAGCGGCACAACAGTATGGTTATGGGACGGTTTTGAGCTAATTGAAGGTTATAACCACAGTGCTTCTGCAATTTCTGAAGTTCTAAATCAAAATTCTTATGATGAGGAGCTGAGTGTTGTATCTGGGGCGCCAGCTAACGATAATGAAATAACAGGTCCTGTTAGTTCTGGAACAACTTTAACGCTACCGACTGATAGTAGAGATAGTGATTCAACACAGAGCTACGTGGTTGGATACGGTGTATTAGAAATTAGATTGAATGGACAATACCTACAGCATGGAGTAGACTGGCAAGAATTAGGTAGCACTGGTTCAGTGAGTACTACTTTTCAGATATTGCAAGATCTAGTAGTTGGTGATGAGCTCAACATAAGAATAGATACAACTGGGGGCTACATCACATCTGGATCTGGTGGTGGTGGAATAAGTAGTGGTGCTAATATAGGTGGTGGAGCTGGAGAAATATTTTCAAGTGTTCTAGGATCTACAATGCAGTTGCGAACAATTGAGGCTGGTTCTAACGTAACAGTTACAACGGCTGGTAATGTTGTTCAAATTGCAGCGACAACATCAAGTAGTAACTTAAGTGTTGTAACAAAAACAATAGATTATACAGTTGGAGCAACAGACGATGTAATCCTAATGGATTGCGGAGCAACAGATAAAACTGTAACTTTACCTGACGCAACGTTATATAATGGAAGGGTGATTAATATTAAGAGAATTAGCTCGGGCACTGGTAATTGTTTAATTCGTGGCGATGGAACACAAACAATTGACGGAGAAGCACATCCTTCATATACAGATGATAAGACAAGATTGTTAAGTCAATGGGATGCCATAACTATGGTGAGCAATGGAACTGCTTGGTTTGTAATTTAGGAGAGAAAATGACATACATTAGCGGAAAAAATACTCAAGGCTTAAGCACAACACCCAGTAAGAGTGTTGAAATGCAGATTACAAATACAACTGGATCAACCTTAAATAAGTTTACACCAGTTTATATAGCAGCTGATGGCTCATATCAAAAAATTAATGTTTCTATTGAGGCTCAGGCATTAGGCTGTGTTGGAGTTATTACTGAAGACGTTAGTAATGGCAGTCAAGGTAAACTAGCTTACAATGGAACAATTGAAGATGTAGATACAGCGGCAGATTTTGGTGACATATTATATGTTGACAAAACTGGCGGAATAACGAACGTAAGACCAAGTATAGGTCTCGGTGGCTTCATAGCAGAGGACTTTGTTGTCCAAATTGGAGTCATTGCTAAAAACCCCGATAACGGTTCATTAAAGGACTTGATCCTTAATGTTCAGGTAATTGGGCAACTATAGGAGTTATAATGGAAGATAGAGTTCGTAAAGTAGATATAGACAAATTAAGTGACGAGGAACTTAAGGCTTTAGAGGAGCGTATTGGTAAGAAGATTACGAACATTACCGATGATGCTGTTGAACAGGCTAATAAGATTTTAAACATTTATGGCTTACGTGCAAAAATGCAGATAGTCATTGAACAAGATCAGTAGGAGGAAACATGGCTGACATTACTAGACTTTCCCGTTTAGTCAATGGGATTCAAAGACAAGTTGATCTTTCAAGCAATACGTTAGTATTAGATGCAAATCACGCTACATTCTCAGGTACGCTGACGGCAGCTCGAACTATTTCGATGCCAGATGCTAACGTTAACTTAGGTGCAATCGCAACAAACAGTACTCACGTTGCTGGCGACGGTACCGATCACAGTGCAGTTAGTGGTCACCTTAATGGTGGTTCTAATAAGCACGATGCATCAGAAATTGATGTAGAAGCAGCTGATGGTAATTATTACTCAGCTGGTGATTTAGAAACTGTTATTGGTGCTCTTGATGATCAAATCAAGTCGAACGCTGATAATATTACAGCGGGATCAGATGATCAGACTGCTGCTGAAGTTACTTATACTCAAGGTACAACAAGTGACTGGACAGTTGCTGATGGATCTTCAGTTAAAGCCACTTTAGATGAAGTAGGTGGACGATTAACAACCAATGAATCAGCCATTTCAAGTAATGCTTCTGGCATTAGTGGCAATGACACCGACATCAGTAACTTACAAGGTGCTTTAGGATCTTCAACTGAAGCCGCCATCGATTATTCAAGTAATAATTATGTAACTGACGGTGAAGATGTTGTCACAGCTATTGGTGATTTAGATACTCAAGTTAAAACTAATGCTGATGCTATTTCTAGTTTAAGTTCCGCTACTTATTTTAAAGGTAGTGCAACTTCTTTCGCAGATCTTAATCCTGCGTCTGTTGGTGATTACTTTGTAGTTACTAGTGCTTTTAGTACTGTAAACGTTGGGGATCACTTGATTGCTAAGGTAGAGATTAGTTCTGATCCAACAGATCTAAGTGATTTCGCAATTGTAGATAATACTGAAGCTAGTGATATTGTTAGAACAAGTGATACTGGAACAGTTACTAATACTATGTTAGCAGGTAGTATTGCTGATGGTAAACTTGCAAGCGATTATGTACAAACTAGTGAAGTTGATGACAGCTCAATTGAGTGGTCTGGAACAGCTCTTCAAGTTAAAGCAAGTGGTATCACTAATGATATGTTAGCAGGTAGTATTGCTGATGGTAAACTTGCAAGTGATTATGTGCAAACATCTGAAGTTGATGATAGCTCTATTGAGTGGAGTGGTTCAGCTCTTCAAGTTAAAGCAAGTGGTATCACTAATGATATGTTAGCAGGTAGTATAGCTACTTCTAAGATGGTAGATGCTACTGAATTAGCAGAAGCTGTAACTTTCTTCGGTTCAACTGATTTAAGTGCTGCAGAAGCTGAAACTCTATCTGATGGATCCAATGCTGATTCTCTACATAAGCACGGTGTTATGGTTAAGACCATGGTTGCTGGAGAAGCTTTCTCTGGAACTGCTACACCAACTGTTTATGCTATTAGAATGGCTATAAACGGAGAAACAGATACTAGAGTTTATAAAGCTGATGATGATGCTTCTAGTTCTGATAAATTCCACGTAATTGGACTTGCTTATGTAAGTGCTGATATTGCCGCTGGTGAGAATATTGATGTAATTATGTTAGGCGAAGTTACTTCAAGTGTTGCTTTTACTGCGTCACAAGACGAAGGTAAAGCAGTTTACTTAGGAAGTACAGGAGCTGTTACTCTTTCTCCATCTACTAGTGCAGACGATGCTGTTGTTAAAATCGGTATGGTTTCTAAAGTTGGTGCTGCTGGTACCGCTAAAATAATGGTTAGTGGAATCCAGATAATGGGAGTTAACTAATAGTAAAGTATAATATTAGGGAGGGCGTAAGTCCTCCCTATTGTTAAAGAAGAAGACGATTATGGGTAAGTTTTTACGTATTGTTAATGGTATACCACGCTCAGTTGAGGAGTCTGGAACTCCAACTATCTATGATGATTATTTAGTTGTTGTAGCTAGTGGTGCTAGTGGACCCAATGAAATAAATTTAGCTGACGCAGAAACCGGTGACCCCATAACTTTACCAAACAGTGGGACATACGAAGGCAACGAACTAGAAGTTTACTTTAACGGTAATAGAGTTGAAGATGTAGTTGATTATAATTGGCTTGGTAGTGGAACTCGAACACAAATCTCCTTTACATTTGATTTAGAGGTTGGAGATCGTATTAGATTCCGCGTAGATAGGGGAGCATAGTGAGTATAGTTTATCGCATTAACTTTCCAAATAAAAAAAGTTATATAGGTATAACTAGTAATAACTTACACAAACGTAAATTAGAACATTTAAGTCGAGCTAAAAATGGATACCCTAATGCTGTATATAATGCTCTAAGAAAATACAAACAAGCACAATGGGAAATACTAGAATATTGCGGTTCTTATGAAGAAGCTAAACAAAAAGAAAAAGAATATATTAAACAATATGATTCTTACAATAATGGATATAACATGACTTTAGGAGGAGATGGAACGGTTGGTATGCAGTTTTCAAATAAGCATAGAGAACGACTCTCTAAAAGTCATTTAGGATATAAAATGCCTGAATCTCAAAAACAAGCAATTAGTAAAGCAAATCGAAATAGAATTCAAAAGCACTCAAAACCTTGTATTGGTACTCATGCTGTGACTGGAGAAGTTGTTCGATTTCAAAGCACGATGCAGGCACAACGCGACGGCGGTTTTGATAGAGTTAATATTCATCGATGCTGTACCGGTAAACGCAAGACACATAAACAATACATATGGAAGTATGAGGAGTAATATATGGCGACTCGTTTAGATTCAAGGCAAACCCGCAACAGAGCAGCTTTACCTAATGTAGGGTCTGCAGCCAACGAAGGCCTAGATCAAATTCTTGAGAAGATTGATTCGGGAATAGGGTCAGGTAGCGGCAACAGTGCGTACCTGCAAACACAGATCGACAGTAATGATACTGACATCAGTAACTTACAAACAGATATTAATCCTCCATTAAAACTTAAACAAAATGGGGTAAGTGGGGTTAAAGAAGTAACTCAACTAGTTTGTTTGGGAGATGTCGGTGGATCCCTAGATGGAACATACTTTTTACTTCAAGATGATTCTGGAAGTGTAGGTGTTTGGATTGACGTTGATGATTCTGGTACATCAGCACCAGCTGGAGCACTTGCAGCAGATAGACAATTAGAAATTACAACAATCACAACCAATATGACTGCAGCTCAAGTTGGTGGTGCTTTATATACAGCTATAACAGCTGATTCAAAATTTGAAGCTGGTGCTAACGAAGGTAATGGAGTCATTAGAATCCAAGACGCTTCTGCTGGCGCTAGAACTAATGCATCTGACGGCGATACTGGATTTACAATAACAGAATATACTGCTGGGGTTACAGAAGCATTAGATAGAGTTATTGCAATTGAAGCAATCAGGAAATCACTAGCAGATGGAACTAATACAACAATTCAACCAATTGAAGGTTTAATTCCTACTTTTACTAGTGGAACAGTTACTTTTCCAGCTGCATCTGGAAGCAATATAACATTCAGTGCTGGTGATGCTGTTGCATTGACTATGGCAGATGACAAATATAAAAAGGTCATAATATCTATTGACGAAGCAGGTGATCTTTATGCTGCTCTTGGTAATGATCAAGATACAGCTGCTGATGCCTTAGGTGAAACATTAGAAGAAGAAGCGGGAAGAGCAATTGGTGAGTTTTTACTACAAACCGTTGGTTCTGTTGTTCAAAATGTAACTAACGACAACATCTACCAATACAATGGTGGTGGTGCTGGTGGCGGCGGTGGAGCAGACTTTGGCCCTTCAGAACGATGGTCTCAAGAAGGTTTTCAGCCAATTGTAAAGGATGCCGAATATACAATACCTTACGGTTCATTCACTAATATAGA